CTCATACTCAGATCTGGACTGACCCAATAGTGCGAGTGCCCCAGGCGCCTCAGCGTTGACGATCTTGACGCCGGCAGCCCCAAAGACTCTGGCGCGAATGGCTCGGCAGAATGTTATTGCGTCGGTAACGTCCGTGTTCTTGCCCTCGAAACGCAGGAACTGCCAGCTCGTCGCTGCCTTCTTGTTGACCTTGAGGAATTCCTTCCATGCACGGTTGCGGATGTGGTGTGGAGCCGAACGGAGGAGCTTATCACAGCTGCTGAGGCGCTCGAGCAGGATTCCGGTGATGGCATGTGGGAGTGTTGCCGCAATCTCAGAGACTATATCTGCAGACCATTCCGCATGCTTAAGAAAGCTCTCCACTGTTGCATCATACTCAGCTGACCGTGAGATGGACATCAACGCAGACAGCTCGTCATGGGGCTTGATCCGCTCGAGGGCAGATTCTGCGACACGACGTCTTATGGAGGCCGGGTCAGGGACTGAATCTGCATGTACAGACAAAGGGTCATCCATGATTGCAACTACCGAGCGTTTCGCGAGCCTGACCATGCTCATCTCAGACATCACATCAGTCATCGTGCTGGCGAGCAGTACGGAGTGGTCAGTGCCGAGCTGTACCATGAGATCACGGATCGTGTAAATCGCAGATACACTGTTGTCGAGCGTGGACACACCGAGCTTGTTGACCCAGGCAGCGTATGTTGGGAAACCTGCTCCGCCAAGGGATCGGGGGAGCCATGCAAAGACGAACTCGAAGCGCGCGCCCTCAGCAGCAATGTCACGGTTCCGCTCATACATGCGCCATAGTGATCGCCAGCAGCTCAAGGTGTAAGCTGCGTAGCTGCAGAACCCTCGGTCAGATGCTCCGCAATAGGAGTTGAACACTGCGTCGACTTCGTCGTGTACTGTCACCCACACGCGGTCCCACTCGCGGTCAGCCTTCGCACAGATCTTGAAAGGGGTCAGGACTTCAGCACCATCCGCGTAAAGCCTGTTCAGGAAGTGACCGACTCTCCCACGAGCCAGCGTCTTGACTGCATCTGCAGTGAACCCGAGGCGCTTGTACTGGCGGATAAAACACTCGAGCGCGTCCGCAGGCTTGACTTTGATCCCTGTGATTGCTGCGAGAATGTCATCCATCACGGTTGCCTTGTCGACCTTTGCATTGTTCGATATGCGGCCTGCGACCTTTTCCTCATGAAAGGCCCACTGGCACATAAGGGAGTGCAACATCGTGTCAACAGCTCCGAAGAAGCCTTGGAATGAACCATCCTCTGCAACCCAGGAGTCATGCATGCCACCCCGCGCCACGATCACGTTCAGAGCTGTGAACAGGGTGCTGGCCCGCTGAGTCTCAGGAATGTCAAAGAAGGACATCAGCATATCTGCAAACATCATCTCTCCTTCACGGACCATGTTGGGGCTCCAGCCGGAAACATCGAGACTGAGCATGAGTCCGCCCTCGTGCATCTTTGCCATGACGTTGTGGATCATCCGTTCCGTCTGGACCTTGCCTGCCCTCACGACGACGCCGTTCACAAACTTGGAGAGCTTAGAGACGTTGATGTCCAGTTCGGTGAGACACTCGCGTAACACATCATCTGCGGAGAGTGTTTCTCGTTGTTGGCCTGCTGGTTTTGTGTTCTCAGATTTGGCAGCCACGTACCCCATGCGGTCGCCCACCGGGTTGCCTTGCTCCCAGGACTTGCGTACCTGCTCAGGCGTCCACCGGCCAGAGAACATGTGACCATTCTCAACGTAGTAGCGCAGTTCGGACATACCAGAATCAGTTGTGGACCGGCAGGCTTCAGGGGTGTCGTACATCGATTTGTCAGCATTCATGTGCGTGACGTCTTGTGTGGTGTACCCCCATGTCTCGAGATGCTTATCCCAGGGGAGCTTGGCACTGAAGTCGACATACTGGTCCGCATAAGTGAGCACCTTCTCACGACACTTTGCTGCCCACTTCGGCTCTTCTGCGCCTTTCCAGTCAACTTCAGTGTCTGGTCTTGCGAACAACATGTGGGCAAGGACAGCGTGCCGGCTGTAGTCGATGAACCCTGACCATGCTGCACGGTCGATGTCCCGCTTGGCATTGAGCTTGCGTTTAATCCCGGAGTTCACTTGGGACATGTCACAGTCTGGCGGAGGGAGCATGTTCCATGCTGTCGCGACATCTGCACGTACGGATTCGTCCATGTCAAGCACAACCTCGTACCACGGGCGCTCCCCGTTGAGGTACTGTGCAGTCTCCTCCTTGAGAGCTTGGACCTGCACTGCGATCAAGGACTTCTCTTCCTCAGATGCACGAGAGTGGTCATGCATGGCGAGAGTGATTGCATATGATGTCTTCATTTGACGTGCAAGCTTCCACGGGCCGTTTGGGCGCTGCAGTAGACATGCTAGAGAGTCACGAACATACTCGAAGCCCAGACGTGCGGCACGTAGAGCGTGGGGGTTGTTGTGGTTCAGACCGGCGATCAGCCACCCGCCACAAGTCCATAAAGTCTCTGCGACGAAGTAGCGGGTTGTGGATGAGAAGACGTATGCCTGTGTGGTGTTTCGTGCGACCACAATAGGGCCTACATGGAACCATTCGAAGCCAGGGACTATGCGACTGATGCTTGCGTCATGCAACGAGAACTCACTGGTCGCAGGGCAGGGCTCCCCTTTCAGGAGAGCTTCAAAGGCCGCACGGGAGGTCTGGGAAGAGGTGCCGAGCCTGATTGCGTCAGCGACAGCCAGGCACGAGGCAGCAGCCGGAGAGTCTCGGAGGAGCTCTGACGCGAGTTTGACCTTGTTTGTTGCCTTGCGTGCAAGTGAAGGGCTCGCGAATGATGCGATCATCCCAGCGGTAGCGCATGTGCGTGCAGTCGTCTCAGCACGGAACATGGACTGTGGGTGGTTGACATGGACAGAACCAGACATGACTTCTGATTGGAAGCCGTACGTTGCTGCCTGGTCGTAGTTTACTTGGACTCCATGCGTGATGGATGCGATGACGTCTGATGCTTTCTTCCAGCCATGCAAACGATCGACCCCACGCTTGTGACCTATCTCGGCGGCCCTGTCCAGTGAGTCTTGTTCTCCTGGCTCAGACCACCGAATGTGGATATCCAGTGCGCCGTCCCATGCAGCTTTCATGTGCTTCTCATCCTGCCGCCACCCTTCGACCATATAGTAGTCGTTCGATGCATAGTGTGGTGGTAGGAACACACGAGCCATTGCAGAGCTTAGCCAAATGCGCCCGAAAGCAAACATCAGCGCTGCAATGTGCAGGTCCAACTTGGTGTCTTCTGTGCCATAAAAAGCTGTT